CCTAATTGGTCTACAGAAACAGACGCAGTATCAGCAAATGTCTGTAACATATCCATGCTTGGTTCTATACCTGCTGATTTAAGTGCTATAAATGCCTTAGTTGCAGTTTCTATTTGGAATGGTGTTGTTTGTGCAAAAGTAAAAACTTTTTGCATAGCTGCATCACCTGCTTCCATGCTACCAAATACTTGGTCTAATGAATCTTTTAAATCTTCAAATTGTGCTCCAACACCTGCTATTGCTTTCATTGGTAAGACTATTGCTGCTATACCTGCTGCTACTCCTAATGCTGGACCACGAATACTTTTTAAAGATGCTGCCATACCACCAAAAGCAGCACCGCCTACAGCACCTGTAACTCTAATCTTGCCTTGTATTTGTTTTAAATCTTTTTGTAGCTGTTTAGTATCAGCTTTAATTTCAATGACTAATTCATCTATTGTTTTTCCACTAGCCATCAGGATATAGCTCCATCATTTCTTCTAACCTATTTGAATCCATAGGTTCTTCTTTTTCTTCTGTGCTGTTAAATTCTTTAAAACCTTTTATAACTAAATACATTTCACGAGGAGATAGATTCCAAAAATCATTAGGTCTCATGTTTATCATACCAATACAGATTTTTACATAATCTGCCCAGTTGATGCTGACTGGATTCATGCTACTTTTTCTTTTTTTTTATCTTCCTCGTCTGAGTCATTATCGGTTAATGTTGCAACTAAGAGTTTAGCTACTTCGGTTGATGCTACTACTATGCCTACGCTTGATATGATTTCACCGACTTTTTTATCATCAAAATCATTACCACCACCTCTTAAAGCATATCTCATAACAACAATTAGAGTTCTGATACGCACTTTAGCATCAGCAATGGCAGTAGCTAATTCCAAAATGCCTTTATCAAGTTCATCTTCTATTCTTACTAACGCATCAATTGTAAGTCTGCATTTATAAGTTTCTTTATTTAGGGTTATTAATACTTCACCCTTTAGTGGATTTGCCATCTGACTTCTTCTCCTTTTTAGGTTTACTTGCCTTTGCAAGATTAATTGTTAATAAATCTCTAGTGTAATCAACAGATGAAGATAAAACTGTATATTCTTTCTTATTAACTTTAATGCTATCTCCAACTTCAATTATATTTTTACATTCAAGTTGTGATTCATCATGTTTTAAATAAGCATTTACAGTTTCACCACCAACATCAATATGTACTTTATTCCAAGACATCTTATGCCGCTGATACTACAATAATACCTGCTGATTCAAAAGACATTGAATATGTTGCTTCTCCATTGTATTCACCTGCATATTCTAATGATGTAATTTGAAATGCACCTGTGAATTTAAAAAAGTCAGGTACTATAAATTCAAAATTTGTAAATGCAGGTGTATTAGCTGTAGTGCCATCTGCTTGAAATTGTAATTGACCTAAATAAGCATCTTTTAAATTTCCTTCTTGAGTATCATCTGTAAAAACACCTGAACCACTTATGCTGATACTATTTACACCTGCTCCTGCTAATAAATTTCTGTAACCACTACTGCTTTTTGTTGTAACATCAACTGATTCATCGTTCAATGTTATTGAAGATGACCTTAGACCACCAATAGTTTCATAACTACCTGAATCGTCTATTTTTATTAAAACATCTTTACCTTTTTGTGCTGCCATTTTTTTCTCCTATAAATTAGTTTGTTCCTAATATTATTGCTCGGAATCGCATGACTCCATGTCTAGTAACACCGTCTGGGTCTCTTAGTATATCACTAAATTCAAATCTAAGGTTAATCAGATTAAATCCAATAACTGTTAAGTTACTATCATGCAATAAATCGTGAATTCTGTCCATTATTTGTTTTGTTTCTTTAGCACCTTTGTATTGTGACCATATGTGAATATTTATAGTAGTTTCGCCACCATTTTCATTTTTAGTGCCATAATCAATAGCTGTTTCTTCACCTAATGACACAAAAGGGTATGTAGCACCTTCCACAACTTCGTCATACACTCCTGAACCCAAAGTTGATGTTAGGGTGTTATCACTAGATAGAGTGCTGTATATAGTTGTTTGTAGTGCAAATTGACCAATACTCATTTTAGTATGCCTTTTTTAAATAATGCTTCTATCTTTCTTTTATTCTTTTGTAATGCAGGTTGCATAAAAGGTCTTTCAGTCATATTAGTAGTTCCAAACTCTAAATGCTTAGAATAAGGTGCTGCTGATATTATTTGACCAACAACTGTGCCATTAGCCTTCACATCAACATTCATTGTAATTTGACTTGCTAGAAACCCTGTATCACTGGCAGGTGGTTGATTAGGTGCTGATGCTCTATGGCTTCTTCTTGGCTCATACTTTTCATATAATCTACCTGTGCCACCTTTTAAAATGCTTTCTTTAGCTGTATTTTGCACCATCAAAGTACCGCGAGTTACATATTCTTTAACTTTGTTATCTGTAAGTCTTTTATTTAATTTTTTATTAAATGCTTTTAGGTTTGTAATTTTTAAATCAATACTCACGTTGCAACTCCTTCTTCACAAAGAAGTTTTAAAAATCTATCTCTTTCATCAACATTTATAATGGCTCTTATGTTAAAGAGTTTGCTGTCAAAACTTATCCTTGAAGCGTTGGTAATATCAGTCCTGTAACGCACTGTAATCTCGTGGGACACGCTTCCAACTAACTTGCCTTGTGCATACACCTCTTTTCCACTTTTAGGCTTTATATCAGCGTATACTGAAGCAATACTTGACCAACCTGAACTAATACCACCACCACTATCTCTAGTAGTACCTTGACCTTGAAGGGTGATTTGATGTCTTAACTGACCTACTTGACTCATTATCCAATTGACATGAGTTTAGAACTACCTAAACCGCTATAAACTACATAGGGTGCTAGTAATCTAGTTGCTGTAGCAGGTAATGATGTTTTACCTTCATACATATCCCCTCTATGTTCATACAAATAGGTTAATACTTGATAAATAGAGAATTTAATTGGTTCAGGAACAGCGTTAGCACTTGCATAACCTACAATGTATTGAACTTCTATAGCATTGGCTACTCTTAGTGCTGTTGGGAATGTTTCACCTGTTCTTAAAACTATTCTTGCAGGTTGTTTAGCACTATCTACATAATAATTAGAACTTGCAAAAGTTGTAGCAGTATCATTATCATCATACGTCTTGACATGAGTGACTGAAGTAACTGGTGGCATAGGTAAGTCAATATAGTTTTTGTAATAATTAAGATATGGACCAGTTCTCATACCTTCCCATAAGGGGTTATCTATATCATCAAGATTATCTAAGAATAGTTGCAAAGTTTGGGACATGATTGCCCTTTGCATATGTTCTTCACATAACTTTCTTGCAGAAACAATTAATGATGTGATTAAAGCATCATCACCTGAACTATCTACTCTTAAATATGCTTTTGCTTCTGCAAGTGTTATTGGTTCTGATGCAGGTTCTGTATGTATTACTAGACCTGCCATTCATTCTCCTAATTAGCCTTTTTCTTATCTGCTTTTTCTTCTACAACTTCAGCTTGAACTGGTGCTTCTCCACCTTGTACTTCTTGCAATCTTTGTATTAAGACTCGGATTGTGTGTTGTGCATTAGCTAGTTCTTGTTGAGCAGTGTTGTAAAGTGCTTCGTAATTTAATTCTTCTGACATTTAATTCTCCTAAATTAATTAAAAAATACTCTTTCTATGAGTAAGCCAAACATGGAAGTAATAATTAAAGCGTACTGACCATAAATGAGATTATCAAGCTTATCAAATCTCTTTGAGCCACTTGCTAATCTGTTGTCTATGTTTTCATAACGAATAGCACATTCACGTTCATGTGCTTCTAGTTTGCTTATATTTCCACTTGCCATAAATCTATTCTAAGTCATTAATTCTTTATGTACAACATAATAAACGAACCTGAAACACCATGCGTACCAGCACTAGCAATACAAGTTAATTTGCAATCTGCTTTTTCAGGTATAACTTGTGGTAATTCTATATCAAACTTTAACGCATCTGTTGTAAATGTACCTTTTTCTTTTGTTTGATAAACACCACCAAATTCTTTACATTTAACTCTTGCTGTTAAATATACAGAACCTTGTATGTTTGATGAAAAATCCACTTGGTATAGATAACCTGTATGACCTGAGGGAACAGTCCATACTGCCATAAGTGTTTGGTTTTCACCTGTAGATATTTTTGCTAATGATGTTGCAGGAACACCTGAAGATACAGCACCAGTTCCCATATGGATATCACCTGCGTTTGCACCGCCTGTACCTGCTGTTAATACTTTTGCTCTAAATACTCTTAAATATGAATTAGTAGTATTAACTGCTGTTTGTCCATTTAAGGTAACAATCTCTTCTATCTCGTTATAATCCCCATCCAAGCCACTGAGACGCACTGTCCTTGCACCTGTGCCATCACTTGTATCGTTTGTATTAGTTGATGAAACTTTGATTACACTGGCTTCTGTTAAAGCGTCATAATCACTACCATTATCTGAAATAGTTACTTCTGTATTACCAACAGAAGGGTGGAAACCAAATTTATAGAGACCTTTGGTTTTATCCCACCTTCCTTGTCTTACTTGTAGACCTAAAAAGGAATTTATAGACATTTAAGCCTTCTTTTTAGTAGTTTTCTTTTTAGTTGTTTTTTTCGGTGCTTCTCCACCTTCCCATGCTTCATTAACATTAGGTGTAGAAGGGTCATCAGCTTTTAATTGACCTTTTTCGTTTCTTGCTCTTTTAACTTCTTTAACATCCGCTTGAACATCTAGTGTTTCTTCAACAGAATCTACTTTAACTTCCATAGCCCAACCATTTTCAACAAAATTGTCCATGATTTCTTCTTGCCATTTACCTTTTGAAACAACAATATCATCTGCTTTGTGTAAAACCATATCAGCAGAGTTTTCATCTGCTATAGCAGGTTTTGGAACTAATATTTTAAATTTTCTTGCCATAATTTTTACCTTAAAAATGGGGGGAAATTAATCCCCCCAAAGATTGCTCAATTAAGCGTTATGAATAACGTTTGAGACAGGTGCTGACCTTGGTCTGCTCTTAACAATCAATCCACTAATAGGTGTTCCATTAGTGTGAGTGCCTGTTTTAGCAAGAACAAGTCTTACATATCTCTTTCCGCCAACATAACCAACTTGCCATTGACCACCTGCGGTATCAGGGTCTCCACCTGTAGTACCATCAAGTTTTAGCCAAATACCACCTGCAGCAATTGTTCCATTAACGATATCTGCTTGTACAACATCTGTATAAGTAGAATCGTCATCTGAATGCTCTAGTGATACTTCAAAGTAAACAGAACCTGAAAGTGTATCACCTTCTGCTCCTACGCTTACTACAGCAGTTGCTTCTTCAAAACCCTGTAAATCAATACCACTTCCATTTTCAGCGGCAGTTTTTACAGCATTTATTATTGAGTTACCTAGACCAATATTATTTGATAAATCTTGCATTAGTTACTCCTTGCTTACGCTGTTACTTTAAGTTTTGTTATAGCTTCAGGGAGAATCACTTGACCACCAACTCTTCTTCTAGCAATGTATCTTACATTTCCAGTAGTAGCTTGTGTAAATGGGTCTCTTAAAACCGCTAATGATACTCTATCAACAATCATATATGCTCTTCTGAAGTCACCATAAGCAACTGGGAAAGCATTTTGTGCGATAGATGCCATGTCTGTAGCTTCCACATAAGGCTGTCCAAGAATAGTGTTAGTAACACCACCTTGTAAAGACATACCTGCTTGGAATACATACTGACCTGCAGTATCTTTAAGTTTTCTTACAGCTGCTAAAGTGCTTCTGTTAAATACAAAAGTACCATTTCTGCCATAGTCTGACTTAATGTTATGAACCAAAGTAATAAGGTTATCAGCAGTAATTGCTGTGTTAGAACCTGAATCTATAGAACTAACAGAACTGTTAGTCATAAATCCTTCAGGTTTTCCAACAGCGTTACCACTTACGAAAGCTGCACCTTCAGCTTTTGCAAATTGCTCTGCAAACTCTGACTGCATTTCAGCTTCTAAGTCAAATACTGAATCTTCTAAGTCTTGCTCAGAAATATCTACTAGAGCATATTGCTCATGAGCAGGTAATTCTTCTAGACCTACATTATATCCAGTTGTTTCACTTCTAGTTCCACTTTCTGCTACCCACTGTGCTGCAAATGTACCAGTTCTTTTTGGAACTTGAATACTTCTACTAGCAGTGCTTCTGATTCTTGCAATACTTCTGATTGGGGATATTTCAGTAACATCTTTAATCAGTTCTCTTACATATTCAGGTGGTGCTAAATAACCACCAGTTGAATCATTACTTACAGTTAATGCTTTCTTCTCTACTGGGTCAAGACCTTCCAGTCCTTTTCTACAGTAAGTGTCAAATGCACTCATATATTCATCTACTTGCTTAGATTCAAAACCTGAGTTTGGTCGTGTTACGATTGTCTCTAGTTTCTCAATTTGGCTTTTGATGTTATCAGCGTTAAGTTCAGCAGTTGTTAGTTTTTGATTAATGTCTTCATAAGAATCCATCTTAGCTTCCATCTTAGCTAATTTCTCATCCACTAATGCTGTGCTTTCGCCTTTTTCAATCTGCTCTAGTCTTTGGTCATTTACTTTTTTAAATTCTTCAAAAGTTTGACCTAAGTCTGTTATAGCATTTTTTATATCTTCCGACATAATAATCTCCTATTAAGATTTTAAGGTTAAAGTTAAGTTCTTTATGGCTTCTACCAATTCAACATTTGTATCAACATCGCGTTGACCGAATGCATCAGTGACAGCTTTTGCTGCCATCTTTGCTTCTGAACGAGAAAGACTGAAAGCATCTCGCATTCCATTTTCCCACTCTCTAATAGAAATCTCTTCACCTTTCACTGAACGAACAGTTGCCTGAGGGTTCATGGGAAAGGTTACTAACGACACTTCCATCAAATCTACTTCTTTAATAATACGTTTGTTACCACGTTTATCGTATGAAACTTCTTTTGGGTTTACTCTAAAGCCTATTGATAGACCATCTAATGCACCCATTTTTAATAATTCGTATGCTTCCGCACCTGCTTGTGTTTTAAGAGCTAATCTACCCTTAACAACTAAACCATGTGCATCTTCTTTTATCTCATCAAACACACCAATAGGCATATCAGATTTATGTTGATATAAAAGTTTTACATTTTGTGGTTTTCTTCTTTTTAAAGATTTTGCAAACGCACCTGCTTCAATTACATCATTACCTAAGTCTTTGTTTCCAAAGACAGAACCATAACCTTCAAATGTTCCATAGTTCTTATCTTCTTCATCATCGTTGTAGGCTTTAATACTGGATTTGATTTCTATAGATTCTTTTTCTACTTCTTTAGAATCCATATCATCTTCAGTTTCTTCAGAATCAGGTTTGCTTTTACCAAACTCTATAATGTAAGAGTCATCTGTTTCTTCTACTGCTCTTATGTGTTTTTCATCATTCTGTGTAGAATCTTCTTTGTTTGAATCGTACTCATTAGTACAGACAGCTAATCGTTGGTCGGAATCTGTATATTCACTCGCCATAGTGTCGTCTCCCATACATCTAGTTATAAAATTTTGCCTTGACTCATTACTGTTAGGTTTTGGTATTGGCATAATTACTTCATATAGTATCTTATTGAATAGATTTGCACAATATATAGGTATATTAAAAATAATTAAAATAATTCTTGCATAGTATTCCAATTTGGGGTTATACTGTGTACATAATAAATTGATAGCCGAAAGGCAAGGAAGAATAAAATGAAAAACTATCTAACACAAAGAGAATACACAGGAGAAAACATTTTGACTCTTGAATCATTAGGATTTAATGAAGATGATTCTTTTGTAACATTTAAACAGGCTTTAAAAATTGATGGAATCACAGGTCAATCTTTAAAAGGTCTAAAAAAAGCAGCAACTCTTATCTTTTATAAAGAAGAAAAAGATAAAGAAACTGGAGAAAAGAAAAAAATTAGAAAATATTTCTCAGTCTTTAACGCTGCGGAAGTATTATCAAGAATTGAAACTAACAAGGCAGCTTAAGGCTGCCTTTGTTTTAAGGATATAAAATGACTAAAAAAATTAAAGCAATACTAATTGACCCAGTTGACTGTTCTACTTCATACATTGATATAGATGATAATTTAAAATCTTTTTATAGCATCATGGATTGCGATTTAATAGATGCACAGCAAATTGGATTAGACACTGTTATGTATTTTGATGATGAAGGTAAATTAAAGAATAACCAAAGATACTTTCAATTCACAGTTGCAAATCCGATAGCATATTGTGGCAGATGCATAGTAATAAGTTCTGACGAAGATGGTGGCAATGATGATGTTAAAATTGATATTGATGTTTTAACAAAACAAATTGAATGGTTACCTGAAGGTTATACTGAAGAACCTTATATGGAGTTTATCCCTCTTAATTAATCCATGTCACGTTCATCAGCGTAGATAATCACACATCTACAGTTGATGACGTTGGCAACTCCACCTTTTGAGTCTCCTGCATAACCCATTGGCATTCCACCAACTATAAAGTCTTCATTCATATCTACAATTTGACCATTAGCTGATGCATGTGTTGACCTAGTTCTGCCATCACTTGTTGCAACCCATTTCTTTAACATCTTTATTCCTAAGTCTGTTTCTACAGTTTGATGATAAGAGTGATTAGCAAAAGAAGCAGCATTATGAGTTTCTGTTCTTGAAATTAAAGCTGCTCTACTTCTGCTTATAGATGTAAACTTTGTTGATACTAATTTAGCAATCTCAGGCAAAGTTAAATTATCTGCCCTACCTTGTTCTATTAACCTACTAATTCTGTTAGCCATTCTTGTACTTATACCTGCAAGTATTAATTGTCTTGAATTAAAATATTGTTCAACCACTGCTTCAAAGTCTGTGCTTCTTCCAAAAACAAAAGCATCATCTTTTTGTGAATTATAATAAGTTTCTTCGTTAGATTTATAAATCACTTGGAGTGTTCTTCTGTAATGACTTAACATCAAAGGCATAAAATCTTCATTTAAAGATTGAGTTGCTACATCATTTTGATATATCCCATATTCTTTATAAAGATGTAATTGAACTCTTACAAATTTTCTAAACATGGTGTCTAATCTTTTAAAAAATCTTTTTTCTAAGTTATTTCTAAGAGCAAGTTGCCTTCTTGATTCTTTAGCAGCACTTATTCTTTGTCTATAAGTATTAAATCTTTTTTGATTTAACTTCATGTCTTGCTAGATAGTGGGTGTCCTTTAGGAAATAAATCTGTGTCATGTTTGCCACCTCTAAATTTACCTGATGATAATGCTCGTAAAAAACTATTTACTCTTGCATATGCCCACTGGTCAGGACTGCTTACACTTGGTCTTACACTTTGTGGATTAGTTCTATAAGCACCAACACCCCTTCTAAACACAGCTTCTAACATTCTAAGAGTTACTCTTTTAGTTTTGCTATTACCATGTTTTTCGTTGTGGTCTTTTACTTTATCTTCTAAAGCTGTTTTAACTTTACCTGATAAAGCCTTTTCATCTTCTTTGCTTTCTATATGTTCTTGTAATGCAAACTCTTTATCTTCTTCTGTGATTATTTGTTGGCGTTTTCTTTTTGACCAAGCAAACCCTGAATCACCACCCCATAGCAACCATGCGATTTTACCTGCACTAGGATATCCTTCTTCACCTTGTCTAAAACCTTGTGCTTGTTTATCTACT